GATGGCGCGATGGGACGCCGGGGCGCCTGACAAAGAACGATGGAAGCGCATCGAGCAGGAGATGCGAGGCCGTAAATGCTTCGGCGGACTCGATCTCTCCTCGACCAGCGACCTGACTGCGGCGGTGTGGGTGTTTCCACCCATCAAGGACGAGACGCGATACACGATTTTGCCGCGGTTGTGGGTGCCAGCAGATACGATCGAGTTGCGCAGCCGCCGTGATCGCGTTCCCTACCTGGAATGGGAGGCGTCTGGGGCGATCCGCAAGACCGAAGGCAATAGCGTCGACTATGCCGAGATCCGCCGGCAGGTCAAAGAGGACGCAGGGGTCTTCGACGTGCAGATGCTTGCCGTCGACCGATTGTTTCAGGGTCATGAGACCGGGGTGCTTCTGGCTGAGGATGGTATCCCTGTCGAGTTCTTCGGGCAGGGATTTATCTCAATGTCGCAGCCGTCCAAGGATTTCGAACGGCTGGTTCTGGCTGAACAGATCGACGCTGGCGGCCATCCAGCGATGAGGTGGCAGGTCGATCACGTCGGCTATCGCCAGGACGATGCCGGCAACATCAAGCCGTCGAAGACACGGTCGTCAGAAAAGATTGACGGAGTGGTGGCGGAGATCATGGCGATTGGCGCGATGTTCAAAGGTGGCGGTGCCTCAGTATATGAGGCACGTGGGTTGTTGATGGTTTGATGAAGAATATCCTCCGCCTGTTCCGTCGATCCGAAACTCACCAGCCGAAAGCTATGGTCGGTGATGACGTCGTATTTGAAGACCTGAAAGATCCGCGCCTTGCACTGTTCCTTCGTGCAGGAGCCGGTTCTGTCACCGGGGAGCCGTTCAGCGTTGAACAAGCGCTGCGCAATCCGGCGATGTTTCGAGCATGGAGCCTTATCTCCAATGTGATCGGCATGCTGCCGACGCACCTGATCCATCAGGACACCAACGAAAAGGCAAAAGAGCACCCGCTCTATAAGATTCTGCACCGAAGGCCAAACGGCTATCAGTCGGCGTTCGACTTCAAGTCGTTGATGCAAGGCCGCGCATTGTCCTACGGTGATGGGTTCGCGCGCATCGTTCGAAGCAGGGATGTCCGGACCGGCAAGGATCGGGTTGTTGCGCTATTGCCGTTCGACGAGGGGAAAGTCGAGCCGAGGCTGAATGCAGGCATGGTCGACTATCGTGTTCAGGGGCCGAACGGCAAACAGCTCTTGAGCTCGCGGGAGGTGTTTCACCTGCGCGGTGTGACGCTTGATGGGGTGAACGGCGTTTCCACACTTCGGCAGGCTTGGAACGCGGTCACTGTGGCGTTGCAAGCGGAGCTTGCCACTGGACGCCTGCTCAAAAACGGCACGTTCACGCAAGGAGCCTTGAAAGCGCCGAACAAACTCTCGGACGAAGCGTATCGCAGGTTGAAAGAAAGCCTTTCCGACAAAGAGGGTGCGCGAAACGCAGGTAAGAACCTCATTCTGGAGGAAGGCCTGGACTTCACCGACAAGGGCTCGACAGCTCGTGATGCGCAGCTAGGCGAACTACGCAAGCTTCAGGTCGAGGAAGTCGCTCGCGCGACGGGGGTTCCCCGACCGCTCCTGATGGCCGATGAGACGAGTTGGGGTTCGGGCATCGAAGCGCTCGGGCAATTCTTCGTCGCCTACGCGCTCAACCCGTGGTTCGAAGCATGGCAGCAGGCGGCGGAACGCTCGCTACTTGATGATGACGAGCAGGACGAGTTCGCAGTGAAGTTTAATCCCGGCGCATTGTTACGCGGTTCGCTCAAGGATCAGGCCGACTATCTTTCGAAGGCGCTCGGTGCCGGTGGCCACCAGCCATGGATGTATGCCGACGAGGCACGCGACACGATGGATATGCGCAAACGCGCCGCGCCGCCAAATCTGATGATGGGCCAGCCACCCAAGACCGATGGGAAAGACGATGATGCAAAGGTCTAGCCAGTTCTTCGCGAAGCTGCCGGCTATCGAGGACGGCATTTCGCGGCCGCAGGGCTTTCGGTATGAGCCCGAGCAGCCCCTTGCCGCATCGTTTCGCGCGCGATCTGGCCTCACCGAAGGAGACAGCCCGACAATCACCATGTTCGATTTCATTGGTGATGAGGGCTTCTCCGACTCGAGAATGGCGGCGGCGCTTCGAACGATCGGCGCCGATACCGATGTGACCGTCGAAATCAATTCGCCGGGCGGCGACTACTTCCAAGGCGTTGCAATGTTCAACATGCTCGCTCGACATCGCGGCAAGGTTACAGTGCATGTGCTAGGCCTGGCGGCGTCAGCGGCCTCGCTTGTCGCAATGGCCGCCGACACCATCCTCATCCCGTCGAACGGCGAGATCATGATCCACAAGGCGTGGGGCATCACCGTCGGGAACTCGGACGATCACGCGGCAACAATCGGAACGCTCAAGCATCTCGATCAGGCTATGGCCGATACTTATGGCAAGCGCGCCGGCCGGGATGCAGCCGAGATGATGCGCATGATGTCGAAGAATGGCGGCGCGGGAACGTTCCTGCGAGGCCAGCAGGCAATCGACATGGGCCTTGCAGACGCGCTGCTGGAGGCATCAGCCCAAGCGCCCGAATTTGCCGATGATGTCGACGAACTACCGGCCTCACTTCGCGGCTGGGACAAGAAACTGGCCGAGGGCGGCAAGCTGACGAAGTCAGAACGTCGCGCCTTATTCAACGAAATTCGCGGCACGCAGGACGCTGCCGCGCCCGCCATGCAGGACGCTGGCGTCTTGGCGAGCCTCAACATGCTCGTCTCCACAGTCACCTCAAAATAACAGGAGGCCCAAATGGGCAAGCATTTCCACCCGCCGATGCGCGGGCTCGTAACCGTGCGCTCTGAAGCTAGCGGTGATGTCAAAGCGGCGATTGAGGCCGTTAATCGTGGGTTTGAGGCATTCAAGGCTGAACACACGAAACAGATCGACGATTTGAAGAAGGGCAAGGCCGATGTTGTGCTCGATGAAAAGGTAGAGCGCATCAACGCGGCCGTCGGCAACTTCCAGCAGACGGTCGATGACCTCAACGTCAAGATCGCCGCTCTCAACGTCTCGGGCGACGCGACGGGCACTCTTCAGGATGCCGAGCACACCACGCAGTTTAATGCGTGGATGCGTGAAGGCACGGAAGGCGCGAAGGTGAAGGCGAGCCTGAATAAGGGCTCGAGCGGAGAGGGTGGATATCTCGCTCCGGTCGAGTGGGACCGCACCATCGTCGACAAGCTGGTGCAGGTTTCGCCGATGCGTCAGATCGCTCAGGTGCAGACGACATCGAAGGCCGGCTTCTCGAAGTTGTTCAACAATCGTGGCACTGGTTCGGGTTGGGTCGGCGAGACTGCCGCGCGCCCTGAAACCTCGACAGCGGGGTTCTCGTCGCTGCCCTTCAATCTCGGCGAAATCTACGCGAACCCGGCGGCTACGCAGGGCATTCTCGATGACGCCGAAATTGATCTGGAGACCTGGCTCGCTAACGAGGTCGAGACCGAATTTTCATATCAGGAAGGTCTGGCTTTCGTCGCTGGAAACGGAACCAACAAACCGGATGGGTTCCTCACCTACGTGACCGGCGCAGCGAATGCCGGAAAGCATCCCTGGGGCGCGATCGGACTGAAAACGGCAGCGTCTGCCACCGTGATCGAAACCGATGAACTTGTTGACCTCGTTTACCTGCTGCCTGGCGAGTTCACCCAGAACGCCAGGTTTGTTCTAAACCGGGCGGTCCAGGGTGCGGTGCGAAAGCTGAAGGATGGCCAGGGCAACTACATCTGGCAGCCCAGCTATGTCGCCGGCCAGCCGGCTTCGCTGCTCGGTTACCCGGTTACTGAAATGGCGGCGATGCCCAATGTTGCAACCGGAACGGTTCCCATTGCTTTCGGTGATTTCCGCAAGGGTTATCTGATCGTCGATCGCATCGGCGTTCGCCTGCTGCGCGACCCATTCTCCAACAAGCCCTACGTGATGTTCTACACCACGAAGCGCGTTGGTGGCGGCGTGCAGGACCCGACGGTTATCAAGGCCTTGAAGATGGCCTGATCCCGGGCGAGGCGGGCACTAGCTCGCCTCGCCACCCACTCTCTTCAACCTATCGACAGGAGGCCATTTTGACCAACACGAAGAACGTCGCCGAAGGTGACAAGTCTGTGCCCGATCGCATGACGGAAGCCGACGAGGCGCACCGCGAGGCTGAGAAGCATGCAGCTGAGGATGCCACCGCAAAGGCTGAGGCTGAGGGTCGCTTGCCCGAAACGATGGCCCTGACCAACCCTGCACCGGCAACGGAAATGGATGGTGCCAGCGGTGCGTTCATCGAACCGGAAATCAAGGCTGCGCGCGAGGGCACCTCCGCCTTGCAGAACGGTGGCGACTTCAATGACCCGCGTGGACGTCATCCGTCGGACCCGAACTTTGCGGGCCAGGGCCTTGATCTGAGCGTCTACGGCAAGGCTGAAAGCGAGAAGTAATCGGCCATGCATGTCCGCGTCATCACGCCACCTGCGCCCGTCGTGACACCGGCAGATATTGCCGGCTCGCATGCATCCGATGATCCGTCAGTGGCGTCAATGATCGCGGCCGTGACAGAAGAGATCGACGGCCCGACCGGCTGGCTCGGCCGATCGCTCGGGCCGCAAACGCTTGAGGCAACCGGCTGGATCGGTTGCGAGCGCTTCCGTCTCCCATGCGGCCCGATAATCAAGATAACCAGCGTCATCACGTCGGATCGGGATGGGGTGGATGTGACCGAAGATGCAGGCAGCTGGCGCATGGATGACGACGAGATCGTTGTGGCGCGCGGCGCGGCGTGGGTTCGGCGTCCGGTTCATCGCGTCCGCTATATTGCCGGATACAACGGTGATTCCGGCGCTGGCACGGGTGAGCGGCAGACGGGAAAAGTGCCTGAGCGTGCACGCCAGGCCATCATCCTGACCGTCCAGCATCTGAAATCACTCGCTGTTCCAAGTCTTTACCTGAAAACCGATGAAGTCGAGGGTATTGGCCGCAAGGAATTCACGCTGTCTGAGGCGGCGAACAAGGTTGTTGAGCGCACCTGCGATCGATTGCTCGCGGGTCTGAAGGTTTACCGCGTATGATACCTGCCCAGGCTATCGCATCGCTGGACGCGCAGCTGGCCGGGCATGGTGAGGACTGCATCTTGCGGCGCAAGGAAGGGTCGCCGATTGTCGATAAGGATGTGGCTGTCCGTGCATTTGTGCGGGGGCTTCGCGCGGAAGAACTTCATGGAGATGCCAAGCAGTCATGGCTGAAAGTGTCGCTTTCCATGACGCAGATCCTCGCCGCAGGATGGCCTGCCGGTCATGTTGTCAACCCTGACGCCGTCGATCCGCGCCACCCGCGCAGCAATGATTTTATTATCGTTAAGGGAAAACAGCGGCAGGTGATGTTCGCTGATCCAATCGCGATGGATGACGTCGTTGTCCGCATCAACCTGACGGTCGGCGGCTGATGGCCGGGACCGGTTTCGAGTATTTCGCGCGTGACCTAAAGGTTGCGACTGCCGGTCTGGAGCCGGACGAGATCAACCGTGAAACGGCCAAATTCGCCAAGAAAGAACTTCACCGGGTGATCGCAGCGGGGCAGGCCAGTGCGCAGTATAAGCGCTACGTCAACGCGGTGCATGGCGCACTGGAAGAAAGCTTTCAGGCACCCGGCGCAATCGTCTACGAATTCGCGAACTGGCCGCTTATTGTCAATGCTGTGATTGCGGAGTTGCGTGCGCGTTCGCCGCGCCGGTCTGGCGAGTTCGCCGCAACGTTTCTTGTCATCGCCAATGGCCGGCAGGTCACGAACTACCGGACGATCCGCGCCGCTGACGAGGTCATCATCACCAACGCACAGCCCTATGTCCGCAAGCTGGAGGCTGGCAAGCGTGCCGGCCGGCGCAGGATTTTCGAGAGCACCAAGAATGCCATGAGCCGCCGCCTCGCGAATGTCTTCAGTTTCCAGATGCGATTTCTTGAGTTTGGTTCCGGCATTCATCCGCTGATGCCATACATCCTGCGCGGTGGTGGCCGCCGCAAGGATCGGCAAGCTGGCAAACCGATCACCTATCCCGCCATTACCGTAAGGGTCATCTGATGTCGTCGCCGACCGCTTTCGACGCGTTCACCACCCGGCTCGGCGCATACACGGCCATGCCAGTGCGGTTCGAAAACGAGCGGACGCAGGATCTTGTCGACGGTGGCGCGCCTGCGTGGCTGTTCGTTGAAGTGTATGGCGACCGCTTCGATCAGGAAACGATGGGCGCACCTGGAGCGAACCTCTGGATTGAGGAAGGCGTCACCAATCTGCATGTGATGGTGCCTGCCCAGACCGGCAGCCGCGAGGCGCGTACATATGCAAACGATCTGGCCAATTTGTTCCGCGAGCAGCCGATTGGCGGCCTGTTCATGCCCGAGATGTCGATCGGCGCCGGCGAGCCCGGCAAGGAATTCCCGAACTACTGGTCTATGTGCCTGTCGATCCGCTGGCGTCGCGGCGACATCACGTCGATCTGACCAGATATTTTGAACCTCAACATAGGAGCCCTCAATGTCCGTTACTGACGGCAGTCAAGTCCGCCTGGGCGATGTGCCCGAAGCAGTCATCGGCACGATCCCCGCCACGCCGGCATTCAGGGTCATGCGGTATCGCACTGCCTCGATTCGCCTGAACAAGCAGACCGATATCAGCGACGAGGTCCGTCCGGACCGCAACGTGTCCGGAATCACCGATGTTGGCCGGTCGGTCGCCGGCAATATCGAGACGCGGTTCAGCTACGGCACTTATGATGTGTGGCTGGAGCGTCTTCTCTGCGGAACATGGACGGCCAACGTCCTGAAGAACGGGGTGTCGGTGAAGACCGGCGCACTGGAGCTGACCTATCCGCATCCGTCTGGCACGACCAGCTATGTCCGCTATCGCGCGTGCCGCTGGAACACGCTTGACCTGAACCTGCGCTCACGTCAGGCAGTTCATGCGACGTGGGGGATCATGGGCATCGACAGCCCTGCACCGGCGACGTCGATTGTCACCGGCGCAACCTATCCGGCCGCGACCACGACCGAGGACTTCAATGCCGGTCTGAACGTTGCCAACCTGACGATGACGTCGACGACGATGGTCGCCACGCCGAAAATTCAGGCGATGACGCTGCGCATCACGAACAATATCAGCCAGGTTGATATCGTCGGCCTGTATGCGCCGTACGGCCACAATCTGGGCCGGTTCGAGGTGAGCGGCACGCTCACACTTCTCTTACTCGACCTTCAGGCTTACACCGCCATCCTCAACCACGAGAACGTCGCCATCAGCTTCGAACTCGTCGACGCGGTGGGTAACAAATATACATTCTCGATGCCGCGCGTGAAGTTCACGGATGGCGGGCCGTCGGCGCCGGGCAACGGCCAGCCGGTCATCCTCGAAGTGCCGTTCCAGGCGATCATTGATCCCGGCATTGGCGCTTCGATGCAGATCACCCGGGCAGGTGTGTAATGGCCAAGAAGACCGACACATCCGACGAGCCGGTTCAGCCAGATCCGCTTATCACAATCATGCCGTTGACCGACTTCCGCGCCGATCCGTGGGAGACGGGCGACGAGACCGTCATGATGTTCATGGCCGGGCAGCAATCGACACCGGTGCCAGCCGCGTTCGCGAAGAAGATGCGCGACGAAGGCAAGGCGGAATAGGAGAACGATATGGTCGTAAAGATTGACAGCCTC